GGTAACGGTCGTTCCGTCGCCAGAGAATGTCGTTACAAGAGCGGTGCCGTTTCCGTTGACGCCATTGCCGGTGAAGTTGATGCAGTTGTAGCCTATGCCGGAAACGAGGTCGGTCCAGTTCAAAGGTTCTCCGGTAGCCACGGCAGCACCACAGAGCACAATGGAGCCTTCGACTTCCTGCCACTGCTGGCTGTTAGAAACGCCGTAAGGGTGCGGGTAAATCAGAATTTGATTGGACATTGGATTCCTCCTCGGAATCAGTTGCGGTTTAGGGGTTCCTCACCCGGTTTACATCTGTGACAACGAAGAAGTAACGATAGAGTTCAACGCCTCGTCGCCATACGTAATTCTCTGGTATTCCGTAGACTGCATGTTGCGTGTGACTTCCAACTTGAGCTTGAAAAGAGACTTGTCTGCTGCGTCCACTGAGACCTGATACACGTCAGGAGCAAATCTGCGAGCGTACCGAACTGCCATCTTGTCCACTACAGCATTGGTGCAGTCTAGGATGGGGATGTAGGTAGTAGCGAAATCCAGCGTGTCGGCGTTCAGGTAGTCGGGAAACGTAATGCGGCAGCGAAGTCGGAGATCGAACGTCTCAAGACATCCCGGCATCCATACTGCGTTCTCCCGCATCTCCCACACGCCCATTCGTGGACCTTGCGTAATCCCCGCAATTCCGAACTGAGCCTTGGTCATGGGTATGAAGGCATTCTGCGACACATCCCCGGAATTATGTCTCTCCCAGATGCGCTCTACCTTCATGCAGCCGGCAGGAAGTGTGTAGTCGCTGTTGAATGTCTGCCCATCGTAGTACCCAACCGTGTCCAGAGAGACCTGAATGGTTGGGTCAGGAGATGCTAAGGCAGGAATACCGCGCAGGATGTAGTTGTCCAGAAGCAACTCAGGATCGCCCACGTTGCGGAGGTCGGAGTAGAGGTCACGGACTGCGGAGTTGAGGAACACCAGCACATGAGGGGCGGTGTTGTAGTTGATAAGCCCTTCTCCCGGAGTGTCGGTAGCGCCCTGAAAGTCATCGTTCACCTGACTTCTGAACAGGTCTGTCACGTTCTGGAGTGTCGGGTACTTTGTCGAGTCGCCTATTGCCATCGTTCCCCCTACTCCGGCGGCGTCCGGTGATCAATCCCGCCGAGACATGGAGCGTAACCTTACACCGGACGCAGCCGCCGAAGACCTAACCCCTGATCGGACGTTCCCGGACTTCTGGCTGTTCCTTGATAGCACCTGCTTCGATAGCCCGTTTGCGATCGATGATGCACAACACACCTGCGGTTGACTTGTGGAACGCAATCCCAGACCTGATAACGTCTCCACAGTTCGGACACGCCATCTTCGATACCGGAGTTGTCAACCACTCCGCTTCCATCCCCAAAGACCGTCCCGCCTCGCTCACGTCCGGGTGATTGCGAAGCCACAGTCTGAAACCCTGCGGATTGGTTTCATGCTCCTGCAACGCCTCGTTCCAGAGGTTCATGTACTGCTCGTCTCTGGCTTGCTCCGCTCTCTGAATCTCGTCCTCAAGGGGAGGATTGTGGAGCGAAGGGAAAAGCCCATACTTGATCAGGTCGACATTCTGCCCGGTGGAGTAGAGAGACGCCTGCTGCGGATTGAGCTTCAGGTACGGGTCCATACCGGGATTGTTGGGATTGAGAATGTCAATCGCTACCCGCCAGCCGGCCTCTGCCCTTGGCTCAACTTCAACTCTGGTTCCGCCGCGTTCTACATCCGCTGAAAGTTGTTGCGGTGGATCGGCCAGCGAATAGCAGAGCACGTAGCGCTCGTTGTTCTTGCAGCCCTGCAACGTCCCGTTGAAGTAGCAGTGCTTTTTCTGAAAGTCTCTCCGGGCCACGGAATAGATGTAGATGTGCCGCAGAACAGGCCACATGCGCGGAAGAGTGTTGTCGAAGTAGTTGGGGTCTTGTTTGCTGATCACGCCCTTGGCAATAGGATCATCCAAAGGCCGAAGTTTACTTACCGATGCTGTAGCCATGTCTCAAACTCCTAACTGAGCTAAACCACGTTGTGACCGGGCGGCGATTGCCATTGCCTGACTCATCGTCCGCTCCATGAGTTCGAGCCGCTTCTGTACTAACGGAGAACTGCGGCTAATCCTGCAAGCGTGAAGGGAGTCGGCCAAAATACGGTCGCCCTCCTTCTCTTCCTTGGCTCTCTCGTCCGCGATCACTGCCAGACGCTGCTGGTTGGAAAGCTTGTTCCAGCCGATAATCAAGGGAACCATGATGTCCAGAATGAGGTGGGTAGGCTCCATCCGGGTAGTCACCCACTGCTCCCCGATGCGTTCTCTCGAGACGAGTTTCTTGATGCAGCGGTAGCGACCATGAAAGGGATATTGGCCCAAGGTCACTGTTCCGCTGGGTTCGTCCAGATGTTCCCTGTACCACCGGTGAGCGTGGCCATGCATGTAGGCAGGTTCCCACATCATAATGGCCCAACACGCTTCTCCGCCGAGCTTGGGTACGTCACGATAACCAACGTAACCATCAGGGAAGTAACCACCGTCACGCATAGTTTCTGACTGTCCCCATACGAGTTTGAACCGTGGCTCCCCATGAGGGTTCCGTCCCCCCACGCGGGTAAGGCGGTCCTGAAACCACACTGGACAGTGTCTACGCATTTACTTCTCTCGCAGTCAGGTAATCGTCGGAGAGTTGATAACGAGGTTCGCGCCGAACCAGACCGTACACGTCCTCGTAGCGAATCTGGTAGAACTTCTTTGCATCGGGGCGAGCTTCGTCTTCGGGATTGAACACGATGTAGTCCCTGCCGAACTCGTTGGTCCTCACCACATCTCCGGGGCGATAGGGCATGTCCACCCACACCCCATTCATAGGAAAGCGAGAGTCACAAGAGAGCACAATGCCCTCTACGGGCTTGCGCGCTGCCTTCTCGGTACGGACGATCTTCTGTCCCTGCGCGTTGGTGATGCCGGTGTCACGGTCGTTCTCGACGGGAATTTCCTCAATCAAGAGCACGTCCAGAAAGGTCTCAAACGGTACTTGCTCGTTCAGTTTCATGTCTCAGTCTTTCCGTGAGGATTCGATATACCTCACTGCTTGCGCTGCCCACTCCAGTCCATACTTATCCAACAAGTGAACGGAGGTATTGCACCTGAAGCACAGAAGGCCACGCGGCTTTCCGGTTTTGTGATCGTGATCGATTGCAAGGCTTCGTGGTAATCCCCCGCGCCTCACAGGATGTATTTCCGCTGTTTTGCAGATTGCACACAGGCCATTTTGTTCTTTCATCTGTGCCACAAACCAGTCTGCGGTAGCTCCTGAACGCTTCGCCTTGTAGCGCAACTTCTCCGCAGCCCTTGCTTGTGGACCAAGGCGTGTCCGACGTTCCATACCGATTGCAACAAAGCACGGCTTGCAATAAGTGGAGAACGAGGTTTTCGCTGGGTAGAACTCCGAGAACGGCTTTATGATTCCGCAACGCTTGCAGGATTTCTCGGTTCGCGGAACAACTGGCCCGCGCGCCTCTAAGACTGCCGCTCTCTGCTTGTGCCGCCACTCAGTAATCCTCTTATTGCTGCACGGTCTGCAGTAATCCAACCTTGGACTAGCGAAATCCTTAATAGCTTTGACTTCACCGCAACTTGGGCATCTCTTGTCTTGCATTTCAGCCTACTCCCTTGGATTAAGAATAGGCTGAAACGCAGTGCATTGCAAGCCAATTATGAACTAATCACAATTGGGCAACTGGTAGACCTTGAAAGTAAAAGTTGCGTTTCGGGTCGTTGCAAACCAACTGGAGCCCGCGTTCGTACGCAAACATCGTCGCGTCATAATACGTCGATCCAGCGGCTTCACTCACGGCCGGAACTGCGGCGATGGTGTTTCCCGGCGTCCATTCGTGCAGGCGTGTGGGGAACAGTTCACCGAAGTACCAGGTGTCGGGAATGATGTAGTCGATGCGGCTTGGCTCTGCGGTTGACGCCCAGACTGCATCCCTGCCGAGGATGGTTTTCTGCATCTGCTTCCGGGCAAGGTCAGGAACGTTGTCCATTCCACCCTGATCCAGACGAGTGTAGCCGGGGTTGTAGAACTGATTGCTCAGTGCCACGCCCTGTACCGGGTTCGCCAGCATGAAGCCTGACTCGTTGGTGTCGTAGTCGTCGCCCAGCGCTCTCATGCGGATAGCTTCCATGCGCTCTGCGGACGAAGGAGCTAGGGTACCGGTGCCGGCAAAGTTAATGGTTGGAGTCGAGAAGCGACCCGGCCAATCAGCCTTTGATACGCCACCGATGGTGCCCACGTTGCCATTCTGGAGCCAGTAATCCTTGCCCAGAAGCGAAGTCCCTGCGGTGCCCGCTGCTCCGGAGACCACCAGAAGATCGCCTACCGCCGTTGCTCCACCCGTCGAAGGGAGGGCAGCCGCGCAATAGAGAGTCCCGGCAACTGGGTCAACGAAGGAGATGGTGAAGGAGCCTCGAGTCGTTCCACCCACGGATGGGAATACCGCTACGACCTGTCCATCCTGGAAGGAAGCGGCATTATTGAGGCCGGAAATCTGCGAGTAGGTTGCGGTGCCGATGGTCCCGCCGCCCGATGCGGAGAGAACCGTAGCGCCCGTAGGAATGGTATCGATGGTGCCCGAGCCGTCGCGATGGATCAAGCCTTCGGTCTGGGAGTCAAACGCCTTGAGGGTATTCTGCAACTCTTCGCGCTTGATCTTGACCAGCCCGCGCTCTGCGCCTTCGGTCGCCTGCTGCTCCAAGTTCGAGATTTCGCAGACTGAGACGATACGGATAGGAGCCGCCGTGAAGCCGCCGTACTTCGAGGTTCCACCACGCTGCCAGATGTAAACGGCAGAGGCGGTGTCGGCTGTGGCCTGAGCGATGGAGGTTCCGCCCTGTCCCCGGAAGGGAACGCGCATGGGTTGACGGGCAGTGCCGCCGCCAGTGGTAGCGTTGGCGATGTTCATTTTGTGAGCGCCCTTTTCAAGGCGGGTAAGGAAGCGGTCGAAGTGTGCCTGGTAGTCGGGAATTTCCTCTACCCACGCATCCAGTTCGATTGCCTGTGCAGCCAGTTCGTTCGATTGATTTGGCACGGTGTAGCTCCTGAATGAATCTCGGCAACCCGAAGGTTCCGGCGCGATGTCTCGTCGCTATTCACTCAGGGCTACCGATTAGAACGGCTGGACGTTCCCGAGCTACAACCTGCGGTCTATCCCGCACGCCATTGATCTTGAAACCTATCTTACGCCTGTGGCCTTACTTGCACGATTTTGCCACTGAAAAGTTTGTACTTACGCTGTGCCAGCCACTCGACCGGCGTGTTCTGGTGATCAATCTCACTCATGGGCGGCTTGACGGACCTGACTTCCACATTGGGACTGACTGGAGGCTGTGCTTTACCATTTGCCCCGTTTGTTGCCACTTGGGGTTTGGGCGGAGCGTTCAGGAACATCGAATACCGCGCCTTGACCAGAGATTCCATAGCGGTTTTCGCGTGTTTGTTGATGGCGTTCTTGACGTAGTTCTGAACGGTAGAGGGATCGGGGTTCTTCTGCGCCCGGTAGAGCTTCATCTGCCGAAGGTAATCAGTGTCTGAGTTACCTAGAGAGGTCATCTTGGCTTTGAATGCCTGCTGCAAGTCCGCTTTAGCCCCGGCGTCGAGTTTTAGGCGCTTCTGATAAGGAGTCAGCAATTCATCGAATTTGCGGTTCTCGTGGGCAATGACTTCAGGCTTGATTCTGGTGTCCCAATGGATTTGCTGACGTTCCTGATCTAGTTTCTGGCGCTCGGTCTGTAAATCGTCCTGTGGCTTTGTGCCTACAGGTGGTGTCTTGACCGCCTCGCCCTTCTCCCCAATCTTGTTGAGTCCCTGTCCGGTACCAGCCAGTATTTGCATAGCGCGAGCAGCAAAGCGGCTGAGTTCTTCCGGCTGTAGAGCGGTCAAGGGACGGTTTTGCAGCATCCAGTTCAGTTCATCAACGCCGCGATTGTAGTTCTGGACGAGTTCTGACGATGCCAGTGTCGAAGCCAAGTGAGGCATGATGGCGCGCTCGTAGGCTTCGGGGTCGGTCTTCTGGATACGCTCCAGATAGGCAGGGGCCAACTTTGCCAGTCCCTCGTTGAATCCCTCCCCCAGAGAGTCGAAAGCCTTGGGATCGCCGGCAGCTAAGAGAGCGTCGGTTTCCTCAATTGCCGCCAGTTCTTCCTGAATGGCGGTCAGGGCTTCCGGACCCTTGGCTTCTCCGCGCACCAGCCCATCGAGCAGAGCGTATTTCTCCCTCACGCCATCGATGCCTTTAGGCTCCAACTGTTGTAATGCAAACAGTCTCGCGTGATTGTCTCTGGACTGGCGCGCGAACTTGGCCGCATCTGGGTTGCTTGCCTCCCATGCTTTGAGGGCAGCCCGCATCTCACGGCTGAATCGCGTTGTGTATGGATCATCGGACTCTGTGGTTTCAGTGACTTCCGACTCAGAAGTTAAGGGTTCGCTTGAAGTATCCTCGGCAGAGGAATCAAGTTGGTCAACAGGCTCCGATTCGATTTCCGGAGCTTCCATAATTCCTAATTCTTCCATGTCTCTCTTACCTCAATTTCCCAGCCGGGTTGATCATTGCAATTTTTTGATGGACCGGGACACCGGCTTCGTCCACTCCATCCTTTTCAACGGTCACTTCATGCGGCACGAGTTCAGTAGCCTTGAGTTCCTGTGGAGCTATTTCCAGACCCATGGCCTGAAACATCTTGGACTGCGCATCGGGAGCGAACTTGGATGGATCGACGCTTACCGAACCCTTGAAATCTATTTCCTTGGGAGGTGTCAGTTTCTCGCTCATCTGGACGTGCTCCATCCAATGAAGATTGAGGTTCTCCCAAATCGCCTTTTGGTCCGGATCGCCATTCTTGAGCGAGCGCCCTTCCGCCGAATTTATAAGGCGAAGGGTAATGGCAGCATGAATTTGGTGATTCTCACTTCCGTCTTGGGCCACGGGAACGCTGGATACTTGAGGAGGAAGTTGCTTGATAGCGTCCTGAAGCTGCTGCATGGCCTGCTGGCCTTCGGGAGTCTGTGCCTGCGGTTCGCCTTCCGATTGCAACAATAGTTCCTGTGCCTTAGCCAGTTGCGGATTGGGGAGAGGTCCGGACTTCATCAGCAACTCAAACTCGCCCTGCTGCTGCTGGACAGAATCGAGACCGGGTAGAGTCCAGCCCTCAAAGGATGGGAATTTGGCAAACACGGGGAGATTGGCAGGATCGCTCACCATCGAGTTGAGAAGTTCAACGAAAGCCGGTTTGTCGGCTACGGCTCCGATAGCAGCATCTTCCTGTTCGGCAATGCTCTGGGGCAGGTCCAGGGACTCGGGATAGCACAAAGCCTCCCCCCGAAGGTTGGCAATCTCGATCTCTAACTTACCCTGCCCCGGAACGTTAGACCGGATATTGGCTACCCGGTTCTTGCCGGCGCACGTCGCAGCCTGTTCCGCTGCCTTGGCGATTCCAATGCAAATCTGCGCCCATGGAACCTGATAAATGCCTCTGGCTGCGTCCCGCTTGAGTTTGGCAGTCTGGTAGACGCCTTGATCGTTTCCCCCAACCTGCGCGCCGAACATCGAAGGCTCTCCGCCATCCATGACCTCCGGAGCGCCTTGAATCAGCCACTGCACGAAATCGAATATGCCCGTGGTGGGCTGGGGAACAGACTCTACCCCGGTCACGTCGCCAATGCTCTGCCCGGTCTTGAGGAGGAGAGGAGTGCTTTTGGCAGGGTCATTGATCTGCGCATTCATGGTTTCGGAATCGATGGCTTCGGAGTCGTGGAACTTTCTCGGGACGGCGGACCGGAAGTACCTGTCAATCAGGGAGATATTGGCGTTGAGGACTTTCTGGAGAGGAAGGTAGTTGGCTCCAATAGACCGTCTATTCTGTCCTGAACCATCCCGGCAATGAATGATACTCAAGTGAGAATCCATTCCCTCATTGCGGCAGAGAGCAAACTGCCCCGCTGCGTGGATGACCAGAAGGCCGGCGGGGAACTGAGCCTTGAATATCTTCCGTACTGCCTTATCCTTGATGGCGCGGTACTGGGAAGGCCGATACCACGTAAAGGTCTCTGTCGAGTCTTGTTGTAACGAGTCCCCGGACGAAGAGGAAGACTGAACCCCAAGACGAACGTTCATGCGGGCGATATTGTCAAGTTCCCCGGTAGACTTTCCCCCGCCTTCAATCTTGTCATCAATCCACGGATAACGCTCTTTGAGCACATAGCAGTTCTGAGGCCGGGAAATCCTCTGCCATGGCATGTCGCCTGCGGAATCGGCGGCAATCGGAACCTTGCGATCCAGTTTGCCGAAGACCATAGTCAGTTCCCGGACTGCTGGCTTCTCTCCCGGCTGAGGAATCGGCTGATCTACCGTCTCCGGAGTCACACCTTGATCTTCCTCGCCAAGAACCGAAGAGACCTGTTCGGGAGCCTCGGTACCCCACGCCTGCTCGTCGGCCCACGAGGTCGTCCACAACATGGACGTCGCGTCGGTATAGAAGAGATTGGCTATTTTGCCTACAACTGCTTTGATTCCAGCGTCATTTAGCCAAACCTTCAAGTATTTCTTGCTCTGTTCGGCCATGGTCTGATCGATGGAATCGGAATCATGCTTGGGAACGAATGTCAGACCGGGTACATCGATAGCCAGGATGGAATTGATCTTGTCGGCACGGGCTGAATAGACGTTGCAGGAGAACATCTTCCCGGCGTTCTGCGTCTGGATAATCTCTGCTCCCGAAGCTCTTGAGCCATTGACTCCGCCGTACATCGAGAATCCCTGACGATTGGCATTGAGAAATTGATAACCGCGAAGGAATAACTGCGCTTCCCATGCCTGAAGGATTTCCCAATTTCTCGCTGCTGAGTCTGCCCGTGTCACTGTCTCGTCTAGGTCATCGATGGCAGACTTGTACTCTCCCAACTCATCAGGTCCAAACATTGGCTGATCGGAGACAGGGAAGGAAGCGTATTTGCCGAGGGGAGATTCTAGTTGGGAGGTATCGAGAGGCGTAAGGACAGGAGCAATTTCTTCAGGCATTACTTTCCTCAATCACGGGACAGCCATTGGGGTACATGGATTGATGGAACTTGCATTTTGCTTCGTCCTGATCGGGACAGAAGTAGCGTTTGTGGCAGATGCAGACTTTTCCGAAGGTGCGTTCCCAGTTGTCGCGGTACTGATCCGTGACCGGCTTCTGGTGCTCAAACTCCATCAGCGTTTCCCCCGCCGTGGCGCTGGCTTTTTAGGTGTGTCTTTGGCGGTTTCGCCGAGTGGTATTCCGGCGCTGGCCTTATTCCACTCGTCCACGTTCACGCCCTGCTTTTCCATCTTGGCGCGATTGACGTTGAAGTACCGCTCTTGCTTCAGGCTGCGATAAGGCATCAGTAGCCCTCCGGCTCCCCTTGGACTCCCGGCTCCTCGGTGCCGCCCATGGCTTGCTCAACGTCCTGAGCCGTGTAGCCCTTCTGCTGAAGAATCTGGACACACTGCATGGCTTCTGGGTCGGACTGAATGGGAGCAGGACCGGCATCTTCGGCAGGAGCAACCGGCGCTGGAGTCTTCGCAGCGGTGCGGAAATCGGCTGTTTTCATGGTGTCGCGGTTCGTATGCTTGGAACCGTCTTTGGCTGTGAAGGCCATTATTTGCTCTCTTTCTTGTGATTCACTGGCTCGACGTTCTTGGGGGCTTTGACTTCCTCGACAACCTCTTCGTGCTTGAGGGGCTTGGGGAACTTCACGCTGGAGAGTTGAGAGACTTTCTCGGAGGGCTGTAGATGGGTTTCGGCGGCCTTGCCTTCGAGGGCTTCAAGGCGAAGGTGAATCTTGTGTAGTTCGGTTTCCACAAAGGCCATGCTATTTCTCCTCAAATTCCCTGAGTGCTGCCTGTTGGGATGTCTCGTAATCACTATATACCGTTGTCTTTCGCGCTGGCTGTGTACTTGCCTGTTTTCTCAAGGAAGCGGTCAGTTCGATGCGCCACTTCTTCTCGTACTCCAGATCATCCCTGAGGGATTCAATCGATCTTTGCATCGAAGCCATCGCAACCCACGCTGCCTCGATCCCAAACCACTCGCGTAGCCACCGTCTCAGCCAGTTCATTTGTGATCTACCTCACTTTTTCCTTGACAACCGTTTTTCTGATTTGATAACCGCGCACGCGCGCGCGCATTCCTATATATAGCATCATGCGTCCCAGTAGTTTTTGGGCTGAAAGCGTTTTTGCCGGCGTTCCGTTTCCGCCAGTCGAGCGAAGTGCTGGGCTACCGGGTCTGCAATGGAAGCGATTTCTTCTACCAGTCTCTCATCCCGCGTTCTAGGAGTCGGATTTGCGAGGAAGGTCATGGCGAGGCAGTCTCCAATGTCCGGACTCCCCATACCCCGCTTTTTCATGTCCTCTTTCTTCTCCAACTGAATCTGGTTCTTGGCAGAGAAGAAATACTCCGGTCCCGTCAATTCCGTCTCTAACTCTGGATCGTCGGGAATATCCCCTCCCACCAGCCAGTCCCGCATCCGGCCCCACATCTCCGCCCGCTGGTTGAAGTACATATCCCCATCTTTCGGGGTAGCTCCGCCGTGAAACTCCACCAGCCTCACCGGAGCAACGAAATACTCCTTGCAATAGGTCCTAAGCCAGTCCACCACCCC